GAGGTCAAGCCCACCGGTGATGGCGAGCGCGGTGTCGGCCTGGCCGTAGGCGGCCGAGATGACGGCCGTCGGGCAGAAGTTCGCCACGGCCTGCTGCTGGTAGCCAGCGCCCTCGTCGACGTAGACCTGCGCACTGTAGGCCGAGGCGCCGGGGTTGGTGCCGCCGACCATCATGTAGGAGGCGGTCTGCGGGAGGGCCTGCGCGCCGGAGTCGCCGAGCGTGCGGGCGATCAGGTAGTAGGGCACCTCGGTCAGCAGGCGGAACGGCACGGGCACGGGCGCGCCGATGGGGTTGGTCCACTCGCTCGGGGGCGGCGGCGAGTAGATGGCGCTTGACAGGGCGAACACGTCCTCCACGACCGACAGCTTGATGAGGTTGCTCGTCAGCTCGCCGAGCTCGATGTTGGTCACCCGGAAGACTACCTGCGAGACGCCGTACTCGGCCCACGCGAAGCGGAACACGTCGCCGATGTTCAGGCTTGCGGCCTTGCGGGTGACGTAGAGGGTGGCGGACGCGAGCGGCGTGGACAGGGCCTTCAGGTCGCGGGCTGCGGCCTTGGTGGCAATGGTGCCGTTGGTGAAGCCGGGATACTGGGAGGTCGTGCCGACAGTCGCGCCCTGGCTTGCCGCCAGCGCAATGTCCTGCACGGTCACCGAGTTGTTCTTGCCAGTCGTCTTGTCCCAGTAGACCACGCTCACCTGGTTGGTGAGCTCGGCCACGGTCGAGCGCTTGAAGTCCGTCACGCGCTCCACGACCGACTCGTCGAGCAGGAGCAGGGACGGGATGTCGTAGCCGCCACGTGCCAGCTTGATGACGAACTTGCCTGTGGCCCGGTCGGTGTACAGGGACCCGTCAATGTGCCGCAGCACAATCGCGAGGAAGTCGGAGAGCTGCTGCTGCTTGTCCCAGAGGATGGACATGCCCATGCCCTCGGAGTAGAGCGTGTTGGCGGCAGCCGTGAAGGAGGCGTTGTCAACGTCTGCCTCGGGGTAGCCCATGCCCCAGTCCGGGTCGGTGAGGACCTCGCGGATGATGTGGGCCGGGTTCATGTCGCCGCCGACGTCCGCCTTGGCCGAGTACCACTGCGCGATGCCGTCCTGGCGGACCAGGATGCGGGTCGCGCGGATCGCCCACCGCTTCAGGTAGGGGTTGTTGCCCAGGTAGCACTGCCGGAACACGAGGCCGAGCACCCGGCGGAAGGCCGGGATGGACGACCCGAGCTGGCTCTGCAGGTAGGCGTTGCGCCCCTGCGTCGTGGTGCCCATCTCGATGTCGATCGTGCCGGACACGCCGCCCTCGCGCTCGTCGCCGCCGAACAGCTGCGGGGCGTTCACGCTGACCGCGCCGCCCGTGCTGGTGCCGCTCCACGCGACCTTGCCGTCCACGCTGAACCGGGTAACCTTGTCCACCGGCCCGTGGCACATGATGGCGTGCATGCCGAGGTAATACTTGTACCCTACGGTCTGCGCCTTGCTACTTCCGCCCATTGCGAGCCTCCTCGATTGCTGCGAGGGCCATGCCGTCACCGGTGGCCCTCAGTTCGTCCTCTCCGATGCCGTCACGGAGGAAGGCGCCGTAGTCCATGTTCCGCCGCGCGAAGAAGGCGCGAACGCCGCCGGAGCAGTAGCCCAGGCGGCGCAGGTCCTCCATCCGCACGACGACCTTGTCGTCCGTCTCCGTCGTCACTTCTTGCCGCCCTTCTTCTTGATCGGCACGGCGCGGAAGTGCCCGTACCAGACGATGTTGGGGCCCTCGAGGTCTCGCTCCCCGAACAGGACCGGAATCTCGCGCCCGACCTCGGCCGTCGGCGCCGTCACGTCGCCCAGGCCCGCCGGCTTGGCGTTCTCGGGCTTCGGCATCATCGAGTAGCTGACGACGAGCGCGACGATGAATACTACTATGTACCACCACATTGGGAACCTCCTAGACGATCGAGCTGCCGTCGAACGGGTTCCTGGACGGAATCCAGGGGAATCCCCCGAAGTTGTCCAGGTTGTTGAACTTGGCCTCGCAGGTCGTCCGCAGGTGGTCGCAGCCCGGGTAGAGCTTGACCGTCTGCCCCGTGGCCAGGCTCGCTAGCGGCCTGGACAGGGTGACGACGCCGGACGCGTGGCCGACTATGAAGCGGGACGAGTTGTCAGGGGCGACAAGGATGCCGCCGGTGAACCAGCCGTCCGCGTAGATGCCAGCGACGCCGGCGACCTCGACGTTGAGCCCGCCCGTCAGGGTCAGCACGGTGTTCTCGTGCTTGTACAGTTCGCGGTTGACGCCACAGCCGCGGGCGTAGAGGACGTGGCGGCAGCCGTACTCGAACTTCGCCCGCAGGCCAGGACGGCGGATGGACGTGTAGACCGGCTCGCACTCGAGCTCGACCTGCGAGTCCGTCGCCTTGGCGGAGAGCACGCGGCCCTTCCAGTAGACGACGTACTCGCCGTCCGGGTCGCCCCAGTGACCGCGCAGGATGGTGACCGTCGTTATCTCCTCGGGCGCGAAGCCGAGGAACTGCGAGGCGAACTCGTCGTCCCGCGGGAAGGTCAGCTTCATCCCGTTCTTGAAGATGTCGGTCGACTGCTTGACGCGGTCGCGCTTGATGGGGCTCGGCTTGTAGGTCTGCCCCAGGCGCACGATCTGGTCGGCGCCGCTGATGTAGTTCCAGCGCGAGAGGCCCTGGACGAACTCGTAGAGCTCGACCGTTGTCCCCTGCTGGACCGAGTTCTCGTAGGTTGCATAGGTCACGCTCAGTCTCCCTCAGGGACCTCGACCACGGCCACGGAGCAGCTGGCGCGCCCCGCGTAGTCGTGGTTGATGTCTGCATTGTCGGTGTCCAGCCTGACATGCTTCATGAAGCACACCAGGTCGATGTCGGTCACGTTGAACGCGACGCCGAACGAGCCCGACATGGCGAGCACCTCGTTGCCGCTCGGGTCCGTGGATGCCGACAGGACGCGGTTGAAGAGGATCGTCCCGCTATTGAGGACGACCATGATGTCGGTGGTGCCGTAGTAGAGCGGGTAGCCGATCGGCCGGACCGTGATGCTGGTGGCGGCGCTGCCGACGTTCTCCAGCAGCACCAGGTCGCGGTTCCAGCCCGGCAGCCAGAAGGTGCGCTGCTTGCCACGGCGTGCGTGGAGCCACTTCCGCATGCGCCACACCTCGGCGCGGTTCTGCGGGTCCATGCTGAGCACCTCGGTGCGGTCCGGGTACGCACGCTCCTGGTCGATGGTGACCGGGCCGGACCCATTGTCGAAGACGTCGACCGCGCGGACGATCTTCTCGGACATGTCCGAGAGGACGACGGAGCGGTCCGTCATCACGTCCTTGCCGCGGTACTGCGGGAGGCCAATGCTCGCGCCGAGGTCCACGTTGTTGTTCACCAGGAACGCCAGGCGGGCCCGGGTGACCGTGTGCGCCATGCGGCTGAACTCGGTGCCCTGGAGCGTCCTGGCAAACCGGAGGGGCATCACGAAGGCATTCGAGTACGACCGGTCGAGCGGCAGCTTGAGCATCACGCCGCCGGCCGTCAGGGTCGTGGTCTCGGCCGCCACGAACTTCTCGTCGCTCTCCCACACCAGCACGATGTCGTTGGCGCGGTAGTCGGCGTTGGTTGTGTCGAACGCGATGGACGTGATGCCAGCAGCCAGGTTGCCGACGCGGGTCGACTCGGACCAGATGGGTGCGCCGTAGACCCGGTGCGCCCACTGGGTGCTTATGGCCTTGGCCCGCGAGTACTGCTGCTGATCGAGCTGGAAGTCGTACTGCAGGGTCTGGCGTGGCGCGGCGCGCAGGGCGAGGCGCTGCTCGGCCGAGTAGGCCTGCATGACGTCCGTCAGCCACTGGAGCTGCTCGCGGAACTTGGTCTGTGGCACGAAGGGCCAGACGACGACTCGGCGGCCCGTGATGTGCAGGGCCGGCGTCTCGCCCGGGAAGTGGAACTCATACTCGCCATCGATGACCGGTGCGCCATTCGTCGAGATGCTGCGCGTGTATATACGCGACTCCAGTGCCTTGAACGTGGTGGGAGCCGGAGCGGGCTCGGCCAGGTCAATGCTGTCGAGGCCCACGTCCGTGATGCTGGAGAGCAGCTTGCCGACGAAGTGGGCGTTCCACACCTCCACCTGGCGCGTCTGGCTGGACAGCAAGTTGCCCAGGTCGATGACGCCCGGGCGGATGTGGACGCGGTAGTAGTAGTCGTCCAGGAAGGTCGGCATGCGCCAGGACGACACCGCCGCCCTTGGCTCGACGTCGATCGGCAGGTTGTTCGTGACCGTCGCGGCGTAGCCCGAGTCGCCCATGGCCCGCGGGTCGCGGAACGGGTAGCTCCAGTCATAGCCTGGCAGCTCTGTGATGCCGGGCGCCTCGTTCGGCTGCGGCTGGCGCCGCTGCGCGAAGTCCACGAGCCCGTAGGTGGTCACGACCGCCATGTCAAGTCACCTTCTTGTAGGCGATGCCGCGCTGGAAGCTGCGGCCGCCCTTCTGGTACCATGGGAAGGCCTTCCACGTGTCGGCGCCGAGCGTGAACTCGTCGCCGGGCAGGTAGTTGGTCATGTCCATGAAGCGGATGCCCGGCACGACGCCGAGCGGGTGTAAGTACTCGTTTGCACGGTTCACCGAGACGACGTTAGGGGTCAGGATGCCGACGCCGTTCAGCGGGTTCGGCGAGGAGTCCCGCAGAATCTTGTCGTGCACGCCGCCGCCCTGGCAGGACTGCGGCGTCACGGTCGTCGTGCCGGTGCGCTGCGACGAGCACCAGTTGCTAAATGAGTCGAAGGCCGCCCGCACGAAGGACCCCACTTGATCGCCTCTTGCGTTAAAGTCTGCTCCGCGGAACGGCACCTCCTCCAGGGCGTACATGCCGTTGTCAATCTCAGAGCCCAGCCACGAGCTCGAGGAGGTCGAGTTGGTGACTGACGCGCTGCCGCCGGTCGCGTAGAAGAAGCGGCCGCCACCGGCCGAGCCCGCGTTGAAGAGGTCCAGAGTGCCGAAGCCCATGCGCAGGAAGCACCCCGTGGTCACCTCGACCTCGAGGTAGACGGTCTTGCTGTCCGGCGCGAACAGGTGGTACGCCGGGAACGGGCCGGTGCTCGTCACGAAGGGCACGTGGCTCGTGCGCTGGTCGGAGCCGGCGGTGCCACCCGTGCTGATCGGGTAACCGGCCTGACGATCCCAGGCGCTGCCCGACGCAAAGCCGTCGGACCCATTGATGGAGATACCGTAGCGGTTCGAGTAGTTCGAGCCGTTGCTGAAGACGGTCTCGTTCTGGTAGGACCGCATGTTGTAGTAGGCGCTGCCCTTCGAGACGCAGAGCTCGCGGCCGGAGCCGACGGTGGTCCAGCGGTTCACGGTCCAGCCCTGCGCGATCGCGAAGAGGCGCAGCTTGTCCAGCAGGTCATTGGGGCCCGTCGAAGCCCCGGTCTCGTATGCCATGTCTTTCCCCTATCAGTCGAGCGCCATAGCCCAGTACTCGTGCACCTCGGTGCGCGCGACGTTCTGGAAGATGACGTAGTTCTTGCCAGCGAAGCTTGTGGTGTTCTCCGCCGCGTTGCCGAAGCCGGAGATGGCCATGCAGCCCTCAAGCTCGCCCCACACCGCGTCCGTAGGCAGGCGCTGGTGCATGATGAGCGGCTGCAGCAGGTAGCCCCCGCCGAGCACCTCGCGGTAGTCGCGCCGAGGCGCCGAGGCGCCGACGTTACGCACCGAGGTGGGCCACACGCCGGCGCGCAGGCTAGAGCGTGCGAACGGCGAGCTAGCAGCCTGCGTCATCTCATAGATTGTTGTCACGTCAGAGCGCTGCGCAAAGGACTGCCACAGTCCGTCCGGTGTACGCAGGTACAGTGCGCTGCTATTGGGCGTCGCACCCGTAGGGCCACTCGTGTTAGACCCTGGAATAGGGAAGACGCTATGCCGCATGTCGTTGTACGAGTAGCGCCACGTGGAGGAGCGATCTGAGTCCTGTGGCACCAGGGAGCCGCCGACGGCCAGCGGGTACGGGTACTGCGAGGGGGTCGCGTAGGGCAAGATGAAGCCAAGGTACCCTCCCTCGAAGGACGTGGAGACCTTCACGCCGAAGCTGAAGCTGCGGCCGTTTGCCCGGAACCAGTACGGCATGGCCGAATTCCAGCACGGCACCATTGGCACGTGGAGCGGCGTGACCGCCGACCAATTGTTGATGGCCCCAGGCTGGTTGAAGAAGCTCGTCTCGTTCGGGTCGTGGCCCGTGTAGCCGTTGAGGAACAGGTTGTACCAGCCGTTGGCCGCGTCGTACTCCGAGCGGATGCCGGTGTAGGTGGCGTCGGTGCCGGACGTGCCCGTGGCCTTCAATAGGGCCTCGCTGCCGAAGTGATTGACGATGTCGCCGCCCGAGTCGAGCAGCAGGAGGCTGCGCCAGTACACCGAGCCGGTCGTCGAGCCGCTCTGCTTGCGGTCGATGATGATGCGCCAGTACACGTGCGCGCCCGGCGTGCCCGGCACAGCGAAGGTCTTGGTCTCGCCAACCAGGTAGACCGGGCTGCTGTTGACCGTCAGGGCCGTGGTCCAGGTCGAGTTGTCGTCTGAGTACTGGAGCCTGAAGTTCTGCAGCACCTCGTAGGTGTTCGAGTCCAGTGGCGCCGAGATGCGCACGTTGGCGACTGCCTTGGCCGTGCGCAGTTGCATGGTGAACTGGCTTGTGCCCGCCACATAGCTTGAGCAGGCCACGTGGCCCGTGTCGCCCGTCTGCGCGTTAGTGCCAAGTGACCTCGGGTCATAGCGGAAGCTGTGGAGGATGCGACGCTGGTTGTACGTCGCGCTCTCCCCCAGGCTCGTCACGCTGATCCCTACGACGTTGTCACGCCACTGGCGGAGCACCTGCCACTGCTGGCTCGCCGCGACGAGCGCGGCGTTGGTGGTCAGGAAGCTCACGATCTTCCCGAACAGGTCCTCCAGGTTGGACGCGGTGCCCACCTCGTTTGCCATGTCTCTTCTCCTATCAGTACCCCAGCGACTGCTGGTTGCGCTGCACCACGTTCATGATGAGCTTCTCTCCCTCGTCCGTCCCCAGGTAGTCGCCCACCAGGCTCGGGTCGAGGACGTTGATGTTCCGCACGTTCACCTGCGCTGGCGCCGCCGTGGGCTGCCCGCCGCCGTCCGGGTAGGTGCGGCTAGACAGCTCGCGCCCGCGCACCGATGCCGGGCCCCTCACGAGCTCCGGCCCGTACTCGCCGACGATCCCGATCTTGCCCGCAGGAATCTGACCGCCCTGGTCGTAGGCGCCCGAGAACTGCGAGCCGTTGATCTGGGACACGATCGACGCGCCAGTTGCCGCGACCCGCGCCATCTCCGCCAGGTTCGCCGGGAAGCCCAACTCCTGGGCCTTGGCGAGGCCGGTCGAGATGGACATGGCGGCCTGAGCGACGCTGAAGGCCTTGCTCACGGCGAATAGTACCCTGTAAGCCTTCGACTGCTCGCCAGCATAGCCCTTGGCCAGTCCCGCCAGGCCGTCGAACAGGGTCGCAGCGCCCTGCAGCTGGGTCTGGATGCGCTGCGTCTCCATGGCCGCCTGCTCGTCGGTGAACTGCCGCTGCAGCCGGCGCAGGAGGTCCTGCCGCTCGGTCTCAGTCACTGCCTCGCTCTCAAGGATGAGCTGCTTTTTGCGCTCGTACGACTGGCGCAGGGACTCCTCCTCGGTCAGCAGGGAGTTGTAGAGGCTATCCCTCTCAGCCTGCCGCTGCTTCTCGATGTCGGCCAGCGCCTTGGTCCGATCCTCTGCCGTGCGGGCCTCCAGGTCGGCGCGCAGCTGGGAGCCCTCCTCCGTGTTCCGGCGGATAATCTCCATCCGCTTGTCGTAAGACTCCTGGATGACCTCCTCCTGGGTGCGCAGCGACGAGCGCAGGCCCTCGAGCTCGGCGCCACGCTCGTCTTCCAGCTTCTTCAGCTGCTCAGCCCGGTCAGCATCAAGGCGCTTCATCAGGTCGATACGGAGCTCACTGCCTGCTTTGGTGTTCGCCTCAATGATCGCCTTGCGCGTCTCGTAGGAGGCTGCGATGGACTCCTCTTCAGTGCGCAGAGACTCCTGCAGAGACTTGAACTCGCGCTCCTGCTGCTTGCGCTTCTGCTCGGCGGCCTTGTCGACGGAGTCGCTAGCCTTTCCACTCGTGCTGCCGCCGACCTTGAAGCCCGCGAGCCGGTCCACGCCTGCGTTTGCCTTCTTCTTGGCCTCGTACTCGGCACGCAGGCGGGATGCCGCAGCGACCTGGTCGTCGCTCGCCTTGACGGACGCGTCGCGCTCGCGTAGGGCAGCATCGAGGCTGTCCAGCCGGGCGGACCGGATGGCCTTCAGCCGGTTCTCGAGGCGCTGGCCGACGCCGGCGACCGTGTTGCCGTTGAAGATGGCTGCCACGCCGTCCTTGAAGGCGCCAGCGTAGGCCATGACGCGGTCAAGGCTGGCAGCGACTTCTACCGTCATTATCTGTATCAGCGCGCGAACGTTGGACGGCAGATTCTTGAAGGCCCCGATAAGGAAGTCGACGGTACTTTTGCCTTCATCCTTCCATTCGTTGAAGTTGTCCTTAAGGAACTTGGTCACGATGTCGACTGTGCGCTCGATGTCCTTGCCCCAGGCGTCGAACTGCACTGTAATGGATTTTAGGTAGGCTTCGAGTTCGCCGGACGCGAGCATGTCGTTCAGCTTTTGGAGCGCATCCGTCGCAAGCCGTACAGCTGCCTCGATCGCGTCGCCGACACCTTTTTGTGACACGGTCCGGAATAAGGCATCCCAGGTGTCACCCAGGTTGGAGATGGCCCCATCGAGCGTGTCCATGCGGCGCTCCATGGCACCGGCGAACTGGTTCTCGCCCAGGCGGGTGAGGTACTTCTCAATCTCGGCTGCATTGTTCCCGACGGTCGTCTTGACCCCCTGGAACGTAAAAGTGACCTTGTCACCCTCCTGCTTGGCCTTGAGGCCAAACTCCTTCAGGCGCTCGAACTCGCCCGTGGCAGCGTCGGCCACGGCCTCAATCATCTGGTTGAGGTCCTTGCCCATCGCACTGGCGGTGTTGCCGTACGACATGAGGGCGCGCTCGCTCGGAGTCAGGCCGAGGTTCACCAGCTTGGTGAAGCCCTCGACCGCCTGGTTGAGGCTGTAGGGGGTCTTGGCGGCGAACTCCTGCAGGGCGTCGAACGCGACGGCGGCCTTCTCGCTCGATCCGGTCGCGGTGACCAGGCCGGCGTTGAGGACGTCGAACTCGCGCTGGACGCTGACCAGCTTGGAGAGCGCTGCGCTGGCGGACACGACGGCAGTAAGTGGCCCCAGCAGCTTCCCGAAGGCGCCGCTGAGTCCGGACGTGGCGCGCTCGGCCTTGCCCCCAGAAGCGGCGAGGCCCCCGAGGCGCCGATCAGCTGTCGACACCTCGAGGGACTCTACGCGGATTGCTAGACTAGCTACGTCTGCTGCCATTTTGTACCTTCCAGAATATACGGTCCAGGGACTTGATAAGCTCGGCCTCCCAGCCCCTTAGGCGCTTGCCTGTCATGTTAGACCAGGACTCCATCTCGCCGAAGGTTAATGGCTGGCCTGTGAATACCTCCCTGAACCACTCCCAGAGGTACCCCAGCTCCTCTGGAAGCTCCGGCGCGTTCTCAAGCTGAGGCGGCTTCCGCTTCAGCGTCTTCCACACCTGCATGAGGGAAGCACGCAGGGTCTGCTTCGAGCCCTTCGGGGTCAGGTCGAGCTTGAACTCGTGCTCGGCGTAGGCCGCGAGCTGCTCGACCCTGCCCCGAAAAAAAGTGCGCGCTTACTCGCAGCCAGGTCGATGGCGTCCATGATCTGCGGCGCCTCGCGGAAGAAGGCCTCGACCTCATCCACGTTGCACGGCCGGTCGAACGACCAGGCCACTACCAGGCTGGCGACCAGGCGGCGCTTGCTGTCCGCGATGGCCTTGGCCCGGTCTGCCAGGTCCTCAATCTGCGCGATGCGGAAGGCGTCACGCCGGGACTCCGCCTCCGCATTGCGGAAGGCGTCAGAGTCGACACCCAGCACGCGTACCCAGTGCTCGCTCTTCTCCCCGGTCGGGAGGTACAGCGGAAGCTGCACTCCCTCATTGGCTACGCCACGCGTGAAGAAGGCATTCATTGCGGGAGTTGCCGCCCCCGCGGCGTTGTTATTGTCAGTCATTATGCAGGCACCCTTTCGATCTGGATGTTGGTGGAAGTTGCCGCGTTCAGGAGAGCCTGGAACGGCATGCTCAGGGTAATGGGACCCTCGCCCTCGACGTCAGGCTGACCGCCGTTGTACTTGATGCGCGGCAGCGTGAAGATGTACTTGTTGCCGGCGCCGTCAGGTAGCTCGAACACGATGTTGGACTCGGTCTCGTTGATGAACTTGTCCAGCAGGAGCGAGTTCTCGAAGTACGCCGTGATCTGACCGGAGCAGTTCGAGCGGCCGATCGACGGCCGGATGGACGCCTTCGAGCCGACCACGAAGCGAGCCTCCAGGCCGTTCTCCACGTTCAGCTGAATCTCCGTGATAACGGCGATCGGCGTACCGGCCTCGTTGAGCGTACCAGTGAACGAGTCAAGCGGCGAAGTGGTCGTCGGCGCAGCGTAAGTGGCGCCAGCCACGATAGCCGTGTCCGTGGTCATGTTCTGACCGAGAACACCAAGGGTACCAGTAATCATCGCGTTGGCGCTGATCGCCAGGGCCAAGGTGTTGAACTCGACGCCGGTAAAGCGGTGGTACGGCTTGTCGATGGTGAGGATGTCACCGAAGAAGCGTTCCACCGTGAACGAGCGGCGAACCGTGCCGGCCTTCAGGATGGCGCGCAAGCTGTCCACTTGACGAGCCGCAGCTGCCGCTTCGACAACCATGGTCTGGCCTTCGAGCGGAGTCAGCGTCAACGTCAGCGCCACGACAGCGGATACACGGAAGCGCCCGTTGTTGCCGGCATTCGTGAAGCCCTTGTTGACCACGATGTCATTCACCGCAAAGCCGTCAACAACGAAGGAACCCGTGGAGCGGGTAATCGTGCCGACAGTTGCCGCGAGAGTCGCAGAGCCAGTGGTCTTCGTGGCGGTCCAGGTGCCCAAGAGCACAGCTTCCAGCAGGTCATCGAAGCTGGCAAAGCTCAGCTCGATGTTCATGTCGCCACCAACTTGGTAGGCGCCATGGCGGAAGTCAGCGATCTGGCGATCGTCGCGAATCTCCTCGGACTGGAGGGATTCCTTCGACAGACCCAGGGTTGTGCTGGTGTGACGAATCGGCTTGAAAGCCGGAGTAGCCGGCGTCGTCCCGTAGGTCGACTCGGCGATGTAACGCATGGAATGGCGGCTGCCGTTTGCCATGATGTGTGCTCCTTAAAGTGAAGATCAGTTGCGGGACACCCGGGCAAACCAGGTGACAGTCATGCTCACGCGATACCACCCATCGACTTCCCGCCCGCGTGAGCGGCCGCAAGAAGCCACCGTGAGCTCGACTCCCGAGTGAGCAAGTCGCTTGCCCGCTTTGAAGAAGTCTGTCAGCTCATCCGCCTTGGCCGTCACGGCCGCCTCGCCGGTCATCAGCGGGTAATTCAGGTCGATCTGCAGGAAGCCGTCATGGCCATCCTGGCCCTCGTCACCAAGCGTGGCAACAGAAGGCTGGTTCATAAGTACGAATGCCGCTGCCCAGGGGCTCTGGTCAGTCGGCTTGTCGAATGGAGCGTTTTCAACGGCGTACGGAAGGCCGAGCGGGGAGTCTTCCACTCCCTGCATCAAAGCCTTCCGCAGTCCCGCGTACGGGTTCACAGCCATATCCTCGCTCCTATCAACGTCCCAAGGCCGCAGCCTTGGCACTCACAATTCTTTGCCACTGAGCAAGATGCCGTCGCACCATGCCCTCAGGCGCTTGCCTGCTCCAGCCTTCATACTCGATACGCTCGGCATAGGGCAGGTTGTTGGTGAACCAGACAACATCTGCCAGGCTCCCCAGGTTGGCCATGGCTTCCGCCAAGGCCGCTGCTCCGCTCGGGTCATCGCGGGTGATCGCGGCGCCGGCGGGCGAGTTAATGGTCGTCTGCCAGTTTCCGCGCAGCCGCCCGGTGTCAACCGGGGTGGCCATGATGACCAGCTTGAAGAGCTCCAGCACGGACGCACGGCGGACCTGGTCCACCTTGTCCAGGGCATGTATGCCGAAGCCCCTCAGCTGCGACTCGAACCGGCCTGCCACGTCGTCACCTCCGCAGCTGCAGGGCGTGCACCACCGCGGTGCCCGCCGGGTTGACCGAGTTCACGTCGACGATCGCCCACGTGACACCTGAGGCCTCGGCGAAGACGTCGCCCTGCTTGGGCTGCACGCTCGCCTGTACGTAGGCCTGCCGATCGCCACGCATGATGGTCTCGCCGTCCACCATCTTTTCCTCGTAGTCAACGACGACGCCAATGACCGGGAAGACCTGGGCTGCGCCGCCCGTCACCGTGCCGTTGACCGGGTCGACAGTGACCGGTGCACCTGCCCTGCGAACCTCGCAGTCCTGACCGAACTCGGCCAGGAGCGCGTCCACGGTGTCCCTCAGGCCTGCGTAGTCGAAGGTCGCCATGTCACGCCCTCCCAAGCTCGCCGGAGTTGCCCGAGCCGATCAGGCCCGCGGACTGCAGCGTGAGGGTGACCTCGGGGTAGTCCGGTGTCTTGGCGGAGGCCGACGTCGACTGCGAGGCGCTGAACTTGGTCTGCACCTTGATGGGGCCAACCTCCTTCAGCGACTCGACGACCTGGCCGCCACTTGCGTCAAAGGTCGGGTCCGGCATGAGCGGCTTGCCAGTCAGCGCGCGGCTCGCCAGCATGCAGGTGGCGGTCACGAGGGCAGGCGGCAGGCCGCGCAGGAACGTGGTGATGCCGCCGCGTGGCCACTGGGTGCCCTGCAGTCGGCGCAACTGGTAGCCCACCCAGCGGTAGCGACCGTCCAGGTAGGTGGTGGCATTGACAATGGCCGCCTGGAGCTCTGCATCGGTGCGCGCCGTCAGGTCGACGCCGCGGTCCGACCAGTAGGCCCGGACGGTCGCTGGGTCCGTGTAGGCGTTCGCGCCGTCCACGGTCCCGTCGTTGTTCTGCTGGGTGAAGGCCATGTCTCTGTCCTCACTCGATCTTCAGGTCCGAGGCGCTCTCGGCGAGCACCTGGCCCTGGTCGCGCCAGTCGGCGCCGGTGACCGTGGCGATGACGCCGTTGGTCGCCTTGCGGATGGTGACCTGGCCGCCCTGGGGCACGCGCACGGTCTGCTGGCCGGCGGGCGCCTTCGGGGCTGGGCGGGAGCCTGGCCCGCCGACGTGCGCGGCTTGGTCATGTCGCTGCTGGTATAGCGGGCCATGGCTGTTCCCTCCTTACTGCTTGGCTGCGCGCGCCTTGGCGCGGGTGTAGCCCTCGGCCACGACGTTGACCTCGTCGCGGGCGACCTTCTTGCCGGTC